GTGCTCGGGCCGCCGATCATGCCGAAGATCGTCGCTCGATCCGCTGCATCGTTCGCCAGCTTGGCATTCGTGACTGAGGCGTCCTTCAGGTCCACGGTATCGATCGTCCCATTGGCGATCATGGCCGATGTGATCAATCCGCTCGGGATTGCCCCGGCCGCGAGCGCAATGCCCTTACCGGTCGAGTGATCGTGCGTCGACAGCGCCGCGGCGAGTGCCTGCACGTCTTCTTTCTTGAACAGGTCCGCCGCCGCGGTCGCCCGCGAGAACGTCGGACTCGAGTAGTTGGGATCAATTTCAATACGCGCCATACGCCTTGATCAAACCTCCGTCACCACCGTGTCCCACGCGACTGCCTTGACCGTCAACGAACCCTGCCAGGACCGCCCGATCTCATCGAACGATTGCGAGATCGCGTAGTCCGTAAACGACAGCTCCTGGACCGACTCGTCGGGCAAGGTGCAGGTCACCGCGCCGACTGAATCCACGGCCTGCTCGACGACCCGCTGAATCTGCCGCCGTCCAATGCGCAGCGGCACCCCGTCGCGCCGCACCAGACCATCCGAGCACAGGATCACGAACTCCATCTGCATGTACCGTTTCGGCCGCAAAGCGTGCCCGATCGACACCGCCGACACCAGTGGCGAGGACGTGTTGACCGTGTTGTGCAGATGCACCCGGAACGCCGCCAGGGTGGTGCTCGTCGTCGTCGGAAACGGCGCAGTCTCGTAGGTCGCCGAGTCGAACACGTTGCCGAAGTCGGTCCACGCAACCAGCGCGGGATCGAGCTTGTACTCGAGCGTGACGTAGTTGCTGGCGTCCAGCCGCGCGCCGGTCACCGAGAAGTGACGCAGGCTCTTCGCGCTGGCGTGATAGCCGCCGTGCCACAACGGCAAATCGACCCAACTGTCGCCCACGTGGAAGCGGTACGCCGAGCACGCGAACGGATTGGGCGTACAGGGATTGATCAGCCAGCCAACCGTGCCGTCCGAGAAGCCCAGATAGGTCCGCGTGTGTCCGGTCGGCGCGCCCACGCGCGAGACGAACAATGCCTGAATCGCGCGGCCGGGGAACGACGGGCTGACCGAGCCGTGCCACACGTCGATATGCTTCGGCTCGGGTTGGTCCTCGGTCAGCCCGGTGCTGGCCCAGCCGCCAAACTTCATCAAATTCCCGGTGAGCGTGTCCGGGTTGTACAAGGCCGCATGCGCAAACATGCCGCCCACCGCGGCGAACGCCGTGACCTTGCCGCGCACGAACGAGTCGTTGTTGACGAGCCGGTCGGGCCCGACATCCGACCCGCCCAGGTCGCCATCAACTTTGAGCAGGTTGTGGCCGTAAGCGGTGAACAACGAGTTTTCGAACTGGCCCCAGTTTTTGCCGTTGTTGGCTTCCGGCGCGAACTTCAGGAACGGGAACAATTGGTGATCGTCGCCGGCCTGATCGAGCGTGTACAAGCCGTCCGTTTTGGCGATGACCAGGGTGCCCGCGGCCGAGACCATGAGCGCACTGATGCTCGCGCTCTTGTCGCCCGCGCGGAAGATCAGGCTGGTGTAGTTGGCTTCGACGGTCGGGTTCGCGTTCGTGTCGCATTTTCTGAGTCGGTTCGTATCGTCTGCCCACCAGAACTCGCGGCCGATCGTGGCGAACGCCAGCGCGGTAAACGTCGCCATCGCGGTCCAGGTCGTGCCGTTTGACGAGTACTGCGCCGGCCCCGTCGACAATGCCACGAACGCGCGCTGCACACCGTCGAAGTTGCTGGTGAACACGGTCACGTTGAGCACCGCGACGCCGACGCCGAAGTCCTTGACCATGGTCCAGGTTGCGTCCGAATCGCGGCGCAGCACATACCTGCCCTGCGCACAGTACAGACTGGCGCCGAGCTCGAAGAACACCCGCACGCCGGTAGTCGCGTCGACCGTCCCAGGCGTCAACAGCGTGATCTCCGGTCCCTTGCACCACGGCCAGACCGACAGGTCGACCGCTTCCGCGGCCAGGTAACGCGAGTCCTGCCACTTCTCCTGCAGGCGTAACCCGTACCCCAGGACGAGCGACTCGTAGGGCTCGTCGCGATCGCCCAGCGGCGACAGGCCGGCGTAGCTGAAGTCGGGCGACTGGACCTGCGAAATGTCCTGCACCTTGCTCGAGCTGAGCATTGGCTTGTTCGGGCCCGGCGTGCCCATCAACAAACCGGTCGAGCCGATCTTCAAGTGATACGGGAAAGGAGAGCGCCGAGCACTGAGGATGCTCACGAGCGCACCGCCGGCCCGAACCGTCGAGCAGTCCGGAGCGTCAGTTGCGGAGCGACCGCGGTGAAGTGCTGCCTCGAGCGGTCGGTGAACCACGCCGCCGCGGTTGCCTGGTCCCTGATCAAGCGCTGATTGGCCAACGGCTCGAGGATGTGCCCGAACCGGCGCCAGCCAACGGTGAGTGCGCTCGAGGCGAGCCAGTCGCGCTCGATCGGCGCCTCGTCGGTCTCCAGCACCAGGCCCGCCTGGTCGCCGAACACGCCGCCGGCCATACGGCAATGGTCGTACCCGCGCTTGTAGCAACGCAGGTACAGCAAGTCGCCGTCGGCAAACGTGCGATTGCCCGTGTTGAAGTAGAAATCACCGCCGTCCCGCTCGACCTGACCGTAGACGATCCGTTCGAACGGGTCGGCCATGTTGCGGTCTTCACCCGCGGCCAACACGCCGACCTGGCGGACGTGGTTCGCGTCCTGCAGCCACGGCGCCACCACGGCGAGCGAATGACGCGACGCGCCAGGAGTCGGCACGCACGCGACCTCGATCACCATCCAGCACTGCTTGAGCCCGTCGTTGATGATCTGGTGCAGCGTTGGCACGTCGAACGGACCAAGGATCTCGAACCGTTCGCCCATCCCGCTCGAGCCCAGGTCTTCCATGTCCTCGTACAGCATGAGTTCGAGCTCGCCATAGGTGAACGCCTCGAGGAAGGCGTAGCTCGAGCCGCCCGGCGGCGCAATGGGCGGCAGAGCCCATGCCAGGTCGGGCGTGAGCGTGCCGGTCGACGGGTTGTAACTTTCGACGTAGCGGTCCCGATCGAGCGGCTGGGTTGCCTGCGGACGGTACAGCGGACGGTCGGCGTACAGGTCGTTCTGCGGGATGCCCGACCGGATCGGGTAGTTGCTGCACACCAGCACGGCCGTGCTCGAGCCGCTGGTCGCACGGACATCGTGGGTCTCCAGACCAACATAGGGACCGCTTTCGACCGCGACCGTGTGGCGGTACTCGGCTAACGACGGCATTCAATCAGTCAGCCCCCATAGGTCAGGTCTTCCAGGCTGTTGATGATCGGCCGCGCCTCGAGCGCAACGACGCGCGCGACCAGCGCATCGAACTCGGCCTGCGTCGGGCTGTCCGCGGCACCCACGTCATCGGGCAGCGTCACGCTCGCCAACACACCCGTATCGAGACGGCGGCTCACGATCAGCCGTCCCGTATGCGCCCAGGCGCCATTGCTGTGCCGCTCGCCATTCACCTAAGCGTCGACCACCCTGGCGCCCGCGCGCTTGACTACGATCGGCGCATGCACGCCACCCTGCGACTCGCGATTGTCGCGCGCAACCACCGCGGCTTCGACGTCTCGGTAGGCGCGCGCGTAGGCCTGGTCGCTGGTAATGCCGAGCTCGCGCATGCCGTCCTTTTGCGACAGGCCCAGGAAGCGCGCCCCGTCAATCACATCGGGCGTGCGCTCGTCACTCACTGGGTTTGTCCTTGGGTTCGGGCTCGGGAACCTCGTCGCCCTCGTCTTCTGGCTCCGCTGGGGGGTTCGGGTCAGGCGTCGTTCGCACGGTTGGATCAAGCCTCCCTAGGTGGTGGTGACGGTGCGGTCGCTGGAGTAGGTCGTCTGGCCATTGGCCGTCGCGCGGATGCGGTAGTGGTACAGCGTGCCCGTCGTCAACCCGGTCAGTGGCTTGACCTGTGGACCGATACCGCTACCTTCGACGTTCATCGACCCGTAGGCCAGCGTCGGGCCGTACTCGACCTGGTTGGCCGAGTTCGGCGCCAGGGTGAAGTTGATCGACCCACCCGTCGTCGTGATGGCCGTCACCGAGATCGCGCTGATGGTCGGCGGCGGCGCTCCGCCACCAGCGGCCAGACCGGTGTTGCTGCCCGCTGGGGGAATGGCCGCGCTCGCATTCGTCGGCCAACCGGCGGGGCCCGGCGGCGCCACGCCGGTCTCGTTGCCGCGCCAGTCGACCGGCGTGTGCGTCCAGAGACCTCCCGCCGCGCCGACCTGCGACGCGATCGTCCCACTATCGACGGGCATCAGGCTGGCTTCGCGGGGGTCGCCGTGGTGGTGGTGGCGGTCTTCGGTGCTGCCGGCGTCGGCTCCTTCGGCTCCTTGGGCGCCTCAGGGTCCTTGCCGGCTTGCTCAGCAAGGTACGCGACCAGGTCTGGGATCTCCTGCTCGGCGCCCTTCTTAAAACCATTGCGCTCGTAGGTCTCGGAGTTGCTCAGCGGCGCGATGAACGTCCCGCCGTCGGGCCTCGTCCACGTCACGTAGGCCGTCGGCGATATCTGCGGATGAGCGCCTTCGGTGGCGTCGGCCGCGGAGTTGGGCTTCAGCGCGAGCGTCTCCTTGTCGGAGGCTGCGGCCTGGTGCTTCTTGAGGACGTCCTGCAGCGCTTCGACGGTCTGGGCTTCGCTCATGTGCTGCCTCCTGCTCTGGCGGGCCGCGCGCGGCGCGCCTGGTCGATCGGGTCGTAACCCGTGCCCTGGAACGTTTGCTCCTGGCCACGCTCGAGTTTGGCGTGCAGCCCTTCCAGCGATTGCGTCTCGGACGTCTCGACGCCGGCCAGGAGCGCCGCGTCGCGGGCGTCCTCGCGGGCTTTGGCACGCCGCGGCAGGATGACCTTGATGTCCTTGCCAGTTTCGCGCTTGATCTCGGCAAGGTACTCGCGGACCTCTTCGACGGTGTAGTCGTCGAAGGTGTCCTCGAGGTTCAGGTCGCGGTAGCGCTCGCCGGCGCGGCGGATGGCATTGACCAGGGCCGCCTTGTCACGCTGCGCCTTCAGGATGTTCGGGTACTCGAGATCCAGGTACTGGCGGACCTCGCTATTCCCGTCGCGGCCGCGCGCGTCGGACAGCATTTTGTAGCCCTTGTCCGAGTAGTACGCGCGATTCTGCGGATCGCCCTGGAGCGACACGACCGTCCCGTCCGGCTTCAGGAACAGCCGCTGCGGGTAGTTGTAGTTCTGGCCGTGCCGCGGTTGCGACGCGGCCGGCGGCGTCTGCTCGAGCAGCTTGTCCAGGAACGCGCTGCCCGTCAGGGTTTCGGCCGGCACGTCTAAGACGCCCCGTTGACCAACACGCCCCAGGTATCGCGCATCTCCTGGTGCCCGTAGATGACCTCGACGGCGAGCTTCCAGGCGAACACGTCGATGTCGTAGAAAATATGCGTTTTCGGGGTCCTTTGCACCACGAGCGCGAGTGCGTCGCGGTGGAAGATGGCGTTGTTGGCCTGACCACCGGCGGGCTTGACCAGGTTGGTCGTAACGGCCAGGTTCAGCCCGTACATGTCGCCGATCAGCCCGCTCTTGACGGGCATGCTGCCGTTGCCGATATACAACGCATTCGACCAGCGGTCGAGCGCCAGCTTGGACACCTTCTCCGCCGGGGACATGACGAAAAATCTATCGTCCTGCGGCACGTCGGCGTCGTCGAGCAGTTTGACCGCGGCGAGCACGTTGGCGTCTGATGCCGCGGTGCCGAGCGTGCCGATCACCTGGCTGAAGCCGGCAAAGTCCGCGGCGAGCTTGGAGTCGATGTCGCGAGCAACCGCATAGCCGAGCTTGCGCTGGTATTCGTTCTGCACATCGACGATCGATTGCACCTTGACGATGTCTTCGATGCCGAGCGCCGCATACGACCAGATGTTCAGGGTGATCGTGGTCGCCGTCTCGGTCAGCGCCTCATAGGTGATGGCGGTGTTTTCGGTCTTTGCCCGAGCCGCGAGATTGCCAATGCTGGCCACCTTGACGGTCTTGCCAACGCTGGCGTCGTTTTCGAAGCCACGGTT